CTGAGCGTATTGTCAATATGTACCGCCAATACGATGGTTATCCAACAGGCCATGGTGCCGAGTTGGCAGAGTTTCTATCGAGCGGTACAATGACCAATGGTTTACGCCTTGGTGCCAATGAGAGATTTTTCAATGGCATGGGTTGCTTGGCTGCACAGATGATTGCAAATTTCAAACAATCACCTGGTGGATTTTATATTCATCCTGTTGTTCAGCAATCGTGTGGTCAGGATTACGAATATCATATTTTGAATGTTGATGGTGAATTCAAAATTGAAGTGTATTATTGTGGTTGCAATATGTTTGGTATGAGCAGTGATTATGAGAGTGAAGTTATTTTCTCTGGTTCATTACCTGAGTTTGTGGAATTCTGTAAAGAAAAGGAAACAGCATGAGTTTTGATTACAAAGTTTACATGGTTGAAACAGTTGAAGGTAACAAATACCATATTGGTGCCGAAGATTTGGTCGATTGCAAACAGCAATTCTTTCAACGCCATGGTGATGAAAACATTCAAACCATTTATGCAAGTGTGTTTGAAGCATTGGAGCAAGATGATGAATAAAGGCAATTATCAAATCGATTGGGAAAGATTGGCAAAGTATAATTCTGTATTTGTCCACATAAAAAGAGATCCTATGGAAGATGTGGTAAAGAACGATGAATTGGTCTCATGGATGAAAGAATATCCTGATGCCATGGATGCCATTAATAAAATAAAGAATAAGAAATGAATTATTACCTTGTAGAATTTATGGATGATTCTGTTCATCCTCAATATGAAGAAGTATCCGCCATTTCAGCAGAAGAAGCAGTTCATTCAATCAAATTGGGTTGGCCTAACGCCAAGATTTGGAATGTTTGGACTGAAACTGGTGAGAACGACCAATGGAAAGATGATGATGATGGGAGATGTTAATGGGAATATCGGCATATAAAGAAATCACCGAGTGGGACAATTCAGAGTTTGTGGTGCCAAATCATACTTACTTGTTTGATGGTAAGTCCAATATATTGGCATATGCCAAAGCGAGCAATGGTGAGTTGGTAATTCTTCACAAACCATTGCCACTTGATACCCGTAGGCGTAAGTTTATCAAGGTCAAACACAAGTCCTTGGATGAGTATGGCGCAACGGTAGTGCTCGATGTACCTAATCTTGAGAATACGCCTCATTGGTCAGTCAAGAGTGATTCTGGCAAGACCTATACGGTCATCTTAGAATCTGGTAAGTATCAATGTAATTGTATTGGGTATGCCTATCGTGGTAAATGTAAACATTCGGAAAGTGTTGCTAAAAAACAACAGGCTGGTTGACATATGGTGTGGTACCTGTATAATGGTACTTTAAATTGCACGGTTCGTCTATCGGTTAGGACATTGCCCTTTCACGGCAGTAAGAGGAGTTCGATTCTCCTACCGTGCACCAAAAGTATTAAATAGTAATTATGAAAAGAAAAACTAGAGCACATTTCGTATTATTTTGTATCAATACACCATTCAAACCAAAAAGAGTGGTGTCGAAGGTCGCCTTCAAAAGGCGTGTTAAACATAAATTGAAAGATATACATTATGAATAAATTGAATAAAAACGGCATTGCTTTCGTAGAAGCAGCAGAGAAATTATATGGTATCGGTGCAGTATTGAATCGTGATAATATTTCTCATGTGGTCAATGAAGCAGATGTGCCATATCCTTATTGGTTTGTAACCAAAGCAGAATATCGTAATGGTACTCGTGGTGAGTATTTGTTACCTAACATTGGCACCAAAAAACAAAAAGCTCCTGTGGCTGAGCCAGAGTTAGAAGTTGCCTATGCACAACCTGCTCAGGTGTTAGAATTTCGTCAACCAAAACTATTGGATGAATCTGATTCTGCCGTGCCAACCAAATTTGAAGGTTATGTGCCGTTTGGTTTCTACAAAGATTTGTTTGGTATTGTAAAATCTAAAATGTTTTATCCTGTATTTGTTACGGGTTTATCAGGTAACGGCAAGACCTTGATGGTTGAGCAAGTGTGTGCTGAGTTGAAGCGTGAGTGTATTCGTGTGAATATCTCGATTGAGACCGATGAAACCGACCTGCTTGGCGGTCCTACTCTTATCAATGGTAATGTGGTCAATCGTGATGGTCCTGTTCTTCAAGCAATGAAGAAAGGTGCCGTATTGTTGATTGACGAAGTAGACCGTGGTTCTAATAAACTAATGTGCTTACAAGGCATTCTCGAAGGCAAACCATATTACAATAAAAAGACTGGCGAAGTAGTAACGCCTGCCAATGGTTTCACCGTGATTGCCACCGCCAACACCAAAGGTCGTGGTAGTGAAGAAGGTCGTTATCTTTCACAAGTGCTTGATGATGCCTTTCTAGAGCGATTCCCAATTACAGTTGAACAGGAATATCCTGATGCCAAAACTGAGCGTAAGATTCTTACACCATTACTTGATGACAAAGAATTCGTTGAGAACTTGTGCCAATGGGCTGATGTGGTTCGCCAATCGTTTGACCAAGGTGCTACTGATGAGATTATTTCCACTCGCCGTCTGGTACATATAGCCAAGGCATTTGGAATATTTAAAGACCGCATGAAAGCAATTGAGCTTTGTGTGAATCGTTTTGATGCCGAAACTAAAATGGCATTCTTAGATTTGTATTCAAAAGTGGATAACACCGTTGAATCACCAGCGAATACAAGTACCATTTCTACCACATCTGAGGTTGCCAACCAACCACAGGTGTGATACAATGGTCAATGTAGTGTGTAGTAATTTATATTATGTTTAATTTGAAGGAGTATTAAAATGGCTTTAACAATTCGTAAAGGTAAGATTAATCGTCATGAGAAAATTACCCAAGTATTATTGAGTGGTAAACCAGTGTCACCTGATGAGATTGCTGCCGTATTCAAAGGCACTAACCAAGAGAAGGTGCTGTACCGACTCTCTACCAACATCTATAACATTCGTAAAGATGGTGGTGTTGTGAAAGTAATCAAAGATGGCCGTAAAGTAAAGGCATATCAATTGGTTAACTTCACCGAGTTTGATGCAAACGGCCGTTACAAAGGCAAAGTATCATCGCCAAGTGGGATTGCAAAACAATCTTCTGATGGTTCTTTCACCGCTGTAAAACCCGTAGCACAACCTGTTACAGCTTAAGCAATAGAATATGGCTCCTCGGGAGAGGCCGCCATATTGAAACACATTGAGTTGGATCTGGATCAAGATTCAATGGGGAGTTGAAGTAGAGAGAACCGGCCGGACTGCTCTACATATACACTCCAAGATACCAGTGTGTTTCAATATGGTAAAGGACATATTATGGGTTGGATTTTAATTTTCTATTTGAACACACCAAACAATTATCAGGTGCATTCGCATTATGATATGAAAGTGGATTGTTCTGTCAAAGAATCGTATTACAATAATGTTTTCAAAGAAGTTAATACTAAATTGATCGCCTCTTGCAAACCAAAAGAATTTGTTAAGTATGCAAAGAAACAAGGTGATTTGATATATAAACGATATGAAGTGAGATAATATGAGAAGTATTTGGCATTACAAAGATTATAGTTATTGGTTCAGCATTGAGGAAGAGGAAGATAATGTTAAAATCTTTCATTATGCCTATGGTGCACCAGCTGGTTCGAAGATGTTGAATTATTCTCCTTATGATAAAATGACCGAAGAAGAATTTAGAAAAATTGTGGATGAAATGACAAAATGAAAATTGCAATCAATGTTGATTTTGGTGGTTTTGGCCTGTCTGATAAGGCCTTTGAATCTCTATTGGAGAAAAAAGGCATTCAATTTGACAAAGGCCAAAATATAATTGGTGATTCAAATTACTATAACAAAGGTTATGTTGGTAATAATGATTATTTCATTTCTCAATATGATTATTATACACCACGAAATGATCCAGATTTAATTGCTGTGATTGAAGAATTTGGTGATGATGCTCATGGTTGGGCAGCTGTTCTCAAAATTGTGGAAATTCCTGATGATGTGGAATGGCAAATTGAAGAATATGATGGTCGTGAACACATTGCTGAGAAGCATCGGACATGGTGTTAAATGTCCATCATTCTTTTAATCTTTGCATTGCTTTGTGCATTTGCCGCTGGTGTTGAATACTCTAGTAAAAATACACTAGAATTCTCACCAGAAACGCTTGGAGGTCTCATATTCTGTGCTATAGCACTAGGGCTCATAGTCATAGGAATACTGTCACCAGAGGCACTCCAATTAGACTAAAAATGTTGTGTCCATACAACAGACCGCTTGATTACCACCGTGGTTATGTTATAATGGTAGTTCAAATTGAGAAGGAGTTTTTGTTATGAAAAAATCAATCAATAAATCGATTAAAGATATTTTTCCAGGTATTATGATTTTGGATTTTGAACCAGTTCGTGTTGAGAATCCATTTAGTGGTGAAAGTGTGATGTTATCACCTGATGAAGTGGCAGTATATGATTACGTCAAAGGTTGTGAATTGATTGGTGATTATAAGGGTGTGCGTAAAGGCCTTGATTGGTTTAGAGAGCACAATTGTGAAGCGTATATGACTTTATTGGATTAATTATGAATATTGATAAAAATGAAATGTTTGAATATTTGGACACATTGCGTGAGAGTGGTGTAACCAATATGTTTGGTGCTGGTCCTTATTTGCAACAGGCATTTGATATTGACCGTAGAGAAGCGAGAACTGTTTTATCCGAATGGATGAAAACATATGAGTGACCATCACATGGCTGGTGACCAAAAAGCACCTAGTGACCGATTTGATTTTGAACAACAGATTATCAGATGTTGGGGTATTGTTGATGACCTTAAAGAACTTGATGAAGGTTTGTTTGAAGGTTGGGTAGAACATGATAATGAATACACAGTTTCAAATCATGTGCAGAGCCTTGCTCATGTCTATGATGTTAAATTCCACAAACTGTGGAGTTTATTTGAAGATGTGATGATGGCAGAAGTTCGCAGGAACAAAATGCTTGAAGAAGAATGTTCTGCTTTGCGTGAACAATTAGAGAAAGCTGAAAAGAAGAATGCAAAACGATAAACCAATCTCACAAAAACCTATTCGTATACAAATGAATCGTGCTGACATTCCTAGGTTCTTATCAATGTTGCACGAAACACAATTCAATCTAATTGAAGCGGCAGTTGAGAGTAGAGAAAAACAAGGATTTCCAGAAGCCAACACGGTTATCAAATCTATTATGGAGAAAAAATAATGTCGGCAAGTAAAGATAAAGATGAAATGTTGCAAGAGTTATCTGATCAAATTGATAATAAACTGATTGAATGGCTCACACAACATAAAATACCACCATTGAATTTGTCGGCTGTTATATTGGCCAGATTAACATGGTTGGCCAAAGAAGGTGATTGTAAAGATGATTTTCTTTCACTACTAGAAGCACCAAGAGAAATTTTAGAAAACGAAGATAAAGAGAAACAAATACATTAGTGAAAATTGCATTAGCCTCAGATATCCATTTAGAATTTGGAGACCTTTTCTTAAAGAATGAGGAAAATGCTGACGTTCTTGTTTTGAGTGGTGATATTTGCACAGCAAAACAATTTAAACACAAGCCAAAAGAAAGAATGATGGTTAAAGATTTCTTTAAGCGGTGTGCATTTCAATTTCCTCATGTTGTGTATATCATGGGTAATCACGAGCACTATAATTTTGATATTGCTAACACCTACGATAGGTTAAAAGCTGAATTGGCCGATTTGCCAAACATTCATTTGCTTGAGAAAGAAACATGGGAACACAATAGTGTGACCTTTGTTGCTGGTACATTATGGACTGATATGAACAAAGATGATCCATTGACCTTGTGGCATTGCGGCAAAGGTATGAGTGATTTTAGTGTGATTACAAATAGTAATCGTATGGTTCAACACAAGAGAAATGTTTACCATGAGAGTGAGCGAAATGAAGATGGCACATTAGTTGTTAAAACTGTGGATCATTATCAGTCACATTCAAAGTGGTCAGCAGAAGATTCTGTGGAAGACCATAAGAAGATGCTTGACTACATAAAGATTGCTACTGAGAATAAAACAAAACAGTATGTGGTCGTAACACACCATGCGCCATCATCAATTAGTATTGCTGAGTCTTATCGGTTTGATACATTGATGAATGGTGCCTTTGCATCTGATTTGTCCGAGTTTATACTGGATCGGCCACAAATCAAATTGTGGACTCATGGTCATATGCATAATGTATCTGATTATATGATTGGTGATACAAGAGTGGTTTGTAATCCTCGTGGTTACATTGGCCATGAACAGAGAGCCAGAGAATTTAAATTAAGATATTTGGAGATTTAAATGGGAATGTTTGATTATATACATTATCAAGGACAGGAGTATCAGACAAAAGATACTCCTTGCCAAATGTTGGACAAATATAAGATTGATTATAACCAAGATTCTGGCCATTTATTCTTATGGCACGAAGATTATGATTCTGAGTGGGTTGAAGAAGAAGGTCCTTTTGGTGGTCACCTCAGGCAGTTTAATGAACGCTGGGTGTGTTGCCATGATTTTGATGGTTTAATCCGATTCTATCGTGCTGCATTAGAGAATAAACACGAATCGTGGAAAAAAGACGCATGGATAGAGTATAAAGCTTTATTCATGAATGGCCAATTATTAAAGATTGAGAGAATTGAGAGAATTGATGAGTGATTATACGCCTGATAGATGGCTTGTAGTAAAGATTACAACCGATAAAGAAACACTATACAAGGTATTTGCTTGTTGGTATGGCGGATTTGCCGGCTCAGATTCATGGAAAATGAATAGTGGTATTGTTAAAGTTGAATTGGTAAATGATTGCTATGATTTTCATGGTACCTCTGGATCGGTATATTCTTGCCACAAGAATTCATACGGCACCAATGGTTATGGCGGCAGTGTGTTAGCAAACTTTATTGATAAGGCAGATTACAAAATTGAAATTATGCCTGAGAATACAAATTGGAAAGAATTAAAATATGCCTGTGAGGTATAGCACAAACTGGATGGGTGTAGCAAATCTACAATGGTATAGAGACCGTGGCCTAACCAAACGAATATCAAAAACTTTGACCGAAGATTCTCAATTAACAGGTCGTAAGGCAGGCGATACCTTTGAGTATGATGAAATTACACAAGAGTATTCGTGTGGTCGTATTGATTGTCGTGGTGAAGATTTAGGACGATATGGTGATGAGATTGGTGTTGGTCCAATGAAAGCAGAAGATTGGCACCGATTTGGTAAATGGTTAGATACCTTTGAAACTGATTTTATGTGGTCATTGGAAGAATTGGTTGAGTTGTATGAAAGAAATAATCCAAAGATCCAATGGTGGGAAGAATGATGATTGATTTTATTGATTAGGAACATATAAAAATATCATTAGACAAAACCAAATAATAGTGATAAACTATGTATACATATTATTGTTAGTTTTTAACTATTAAAGGAAAATAATATGGAATTGCAGTATATTTGTACCGTTTGTGGCCATGTCCACGATGATGAAAAAGAAGGCAAGTTTGAGGAGTTATCTGACCTCTTTACTTGTCCAGAATGTGGTTGTTTTAAAGATGAATATTATTCAATAGTAAAGGAGAAGTAGTATGGCAAAATCAGTAAAAGGTACTCGTACCGAAGCAGCATTGAAAGAGGCATTTGCAGGTGAATCACAGGCTAATCGCCGTTATTTGTATTTCGCAAACATGGCCGATGTAGCAGGCTCACCAGATGTAGCCGCTGTGTTCCGTTCTACCGCTGAAGGTGAAACAGGCCACGCACATGGTCATATGGAATATCTATTGACTGGTGGTGCTGGAGATCCGGGTACTGGTCTACCAACTGCAACCGTAGCAGAAGCATTGGAGTCTGCAATTCACGGTGAAACCCATGAATACAGCGATATGTATCCTGGTATGGCAAAGACTGCTCGTGATGAAGGCTTTGATGAGATTGCTGATTGGTTTGAAACATTAGCCAAAGCAGAACGTAGTCATGCCAATAAGTTCCGTAAAACATTAGAAGCACATAAAGCAGAACAAGCTTAATGAAAAAAGTATTGATAACCGGTAGTTCTGGTTATATTGGCCAACACCTTGTAAAGCTCCTCAAAAAGGAAGGCTACGAGGTGTTTGGTATCGATAGTAAATCGAAGTTTAATGATTACCTATCACCAAATCATTTCTTTAAACAGGATATCACCGAGAATTATGTAAAGTGGACACATCTCACATTTGATTGTGTGGTACACCTTGCAGCTCTTGTTAAAGTAAATGAATCAGTATTAAAACCAATTTTATATTACGATACCAATATCAATGGTACTGTAAATGTATTACAAGAATTATTTTTTAAAAATTTTGTGTTTGCATCGACAGGCACAGCCGCTAATCCCATCAACCCATATGCCTTGAGTAAGCGTTGTGCTGAAGATATAGTAGAAAGATATTGCATTGAAAATTCAAAAACTTTCACTTCATTCAGATTTTATAATGTGATTGGGTCTGATGGGATTTCACCTACTAATATGGATGGGTTGATGTATAACTTAATGAAAGCAAAAGAAACAGGTTCATTCAATCTATATGGTGGTGATTACAATACACCAGATGGCACATCTGTTAGAGATTATGTTCATGTGAATGAAATATGCCATTCTATTCAAAAGGCAATTGAAACACCTGCCAATTCATTGGAGAATCTAGGCCATGGTAAAGGTCACACAGTCAGAGAAATGGTAGATACCTTTAAACTGGTAAACAATTGTGATTTTCAAATAAACTATTGCCAAAGACGAGCGGGTGATTTAGAATATAGTGTATTGGATAATCCATCTACATATATGGAATCAACATATACACTATCGCAACTATTGAAAGTATAATTTTATGAAAATTTATTTAAGCGGTTATCGTAGTCACTGGATTTCTCCATACACAGTCATGGAATATATTTTCTTTTGGACTGATTGGAGTAAATGTGGTCGTAACAAAGGCGTAATCGCAGATGAGGATTATGTGGATCATCCTGTGTGGGTTGAGAAATCTACAAAGTATATCAAACCTTTCTGCTCAGCCATTCAAACAGTATTGGACTTTATTCACCCACCAATCAAGTATGTAAAGATTGACCGTTACGATACATGGTCAATGGACTATACATTATCATATATTATTCTACCAATGCTTAAACAATTGCGTGATGCATCTCATGGCTCACCATGGATTGATGATGAAGATGTACCTGCTGAATTGCGTAGTGGTAAGAAAAGAACTAAAAAGAGCCGTCATGGTAATCCTGATATTCAAATGTTGGAATCGAATGAAGATGATATGATTCATCAGCGTTGGAAATGGGTTCTTGATGAAATGATTTGGGCTTTTGAACAAAAAGTTCATGATGATCCCGAATCCAAATTCTTTGATTACACCGAATGTGGTGATAAGTTACCTTGGGACGAGAATTATGTTGGACCTAAGGTTGATTGGGACGGACTCAATGCACACAATGAAAGAAAGCAAAGAGCTTTCCGTTTGTTTGGTAAGTATTATGAAAACTTATGGGACTAAATGTTAGCATATTATTACCTGTATGTGGCAAAACTAAGATTGGCCAACGCCAAGCAAACCATTGAAATGATGGGTGGTGAAGATGAATGTCAACCTATGTTATTAGGCCAGCGTGATATGTTGGAGTTAGAAGTGGAATATTACCAAAAACTCTCTTGGTTCTTTACCATTGGACTCTTGACATTTGCTGTGGCATCTGTTATACTGTATATATTATATTCTAAAGGAATTATATAATGTTTGATAAATTGTATGTGTGGGTTGGCAAGAACACAATTAGTATTTTTGTTGTTGCTCTTTTGTTATCGTGTGGCATTGCCATCTTTAATTTAGTAGATATTGTTCGTAAACCACCAACCATCGAAGTGATTGAAGGTAGTATTCAACATCATTTAGTTTGGTCAATCAAAGGCGAATGTTTTTTTGTTCGACCACATTCAGATGAAACTGTTTATTTGATTCGTGTTAAAGATTGTGATAGAACTGATACAACTATTAAGGCAATTAAATGAAACCAAATAAAGATTTTAAATTAAGCAAATCATCAAAACGATTACTGGCTACCATGACGCCAGACAAAAGAAGTTTATGGAAAAAATCATATATTGAAGCTGAACTGTCTGCAAAGATGGCCAAGTTTGCAAAGATTCGTGAAAACAAAGGAGAAGAAGCATGACCATGTTAATTGAAGTTGATTCGTTAGATAAAAAATGTCCTGTAATCATCAACCTAGAAGCTGTTGTTGAGATTGCACCGTTAGTTGGTGGTGGTTGTGCATTGTTTATGGCTGATGGCCATGGCGGTGCTGTTTCAATGAAGGTTTCAAATGATTACAATGAGTTTAAGCAATTCGTTTTGCAAACTGTATCACCTGATGATATTGCCAAGAAATTTGGCAAAACTAAAGCCAAAGATTTAACATATGATATTCCAAAACTATGAGTAAATTTACATTTATTCATGAACAAAATTATAACAATTCAAAAAATACTTTTGAATTTGAAGCAGTTCAATTAGAAGATATATTGGAACAATTTCAATATTTCTTACAAGGTTGTGGATATAATTTAGATGAAAGTCATTTAGAAGTTGTTGATAATGTTGAATGGAATTCAATGATTGAATCTAAAGAAGATGATTTGGATGATTTGAATTCTATCTTTGATGGCAAAAAAAGTTTGATTCGATCCGATGAGTGTTGATGAACGATTTATTTTACAATCTATTTGATTGGATTCGTGATGATTGGCGAAGTTGTCGTTTCCGTTTTATTATTGAGTTGTTGGCTTGGGCTATTAGTATTGGTTGCTCTATTACTATGGCACTTACCGTTCCGAACCCACCGCTATTGGTTTTATATCCTATTTGGATTCTTGGCTGTGCTATGTATGCTTGGGCTAGTTATACTCGGAAATCATTTGGCATGCTTGCTAACTACATCTTGTTAACTACTATTGATACAATTGGTTTAATTAGAATGCTATGAATATATTTTTTCTTGATGAAGATGTAAAAAAATGTGCACAAATGCACGTTGACCGCCATGTGTGTAAAATGGTGATTGAGTATGCTCAGTTACTTTCAACAGCGCATCGAGTGCTTGATGGCCAAGAATACAGAAGATTGTCGGCCAATAATCGGTCAATCAAAGCATGGCGGTTGCCTGATGGTCGTGAAGAACGCCTCATGAAACCCACTATGATGAATCATCCTTCTGCAATATGGGTTCGCCAAAGTAATGAAAACTATCGGTGGCTTTATAATATGTGGTGTGAACTACTAAGTGAATTTACCTATCGTTATGGCAAAGTTCATGCTACGGCACGGTTGATACCTGATTTGGCGGTGCTACCAACCAATATACCAAATGGTAAGTTTACTGGTCCTACGCCTGCCATGCCTGACGAATGTAAAGTACCAGGCGATTCTTTGAAATCATATCACAATTACTACAAGATGAATAAATCACACCTTTGGTCATGGAAAGGTAAGATAAATAAACGAGAGGTACCAAAGTTTATGAAAGATTGGTATCGTGCAATGAATTCATCACTTACCCATGAGTACCTTTAATGCCGGCCTATGATTTTTTGAATAAACAAACCAATGAAGTTGAAGAACACCGTATGTCATACACGGTGTTAGATGAATTCATACAATCAAATCCACACCTACAACGATATCATTCAGCCGAGAACCTACCAGTTTTTGGTGATGTTGGTCGTATGAATGTTCCTCGTACAAAAACTGCTGATTCAGCCTTTGAGAAAGGTGTCATACAGAGAATTAAAGATACAGTACCTGGAAATACTTTACACAAATCACACAAAACAAAGTTGCCTAGAGAATGGTAGTATTCAATACTCAAACCCCTATTCTATTAACTAAACGGCGAGGTGTCAATGATAAAATTGCTCCCATAGTAAAAGCTCAGCGTGTCCGAAAATATAATCAAGACCAAAGGAGAACGGATGAGCAAGAAGCGAATGATGTCAAAACAACAGCGGCTATACTACGAATCAGCGAACAAGGAAAGAGTAAGGCAAGAGTTGGTTGAATATAGTAAACAATCAATAGAACACGAAAAAACACAAAGATATATACAGTTATTAAAAACAAATTGGAATTGAAATGATATTTGAAATACACTCTGAACGAAGTGCAAACGATAAAAAAATCTTTTACTATGACAATGAAACCAATACATTAAAGAGTGAAGATGGAATCACCTTTCAGTTTCCTGAAGGAACGGTTCATAATCATAATTTAACACCTTATCGTCCATTCGACAAAGACCATCCACTTAAAAAATCTAAGAATGTTCAGTTACTTAAAATCCAAATGGGTTTGAGTTGTAACTATTCATGCGACTATTGTTCTCAGAAGTTTGTTGAGCGCATGCCTGAAACATCCAAGAAAGATATTGATGCTTTTATGGAGATGTTTGACACATTGGAGTTTGATGAAAAGAAAGGCCTTGCGATTGAGTTTTGGGGTGGTGAACCATTTGTCTATTGGAAGACAATGAAGCCATTGGCTGAGACCATTCGTGAGCGCTTTGAACATTGGGAAAATAAACCACGATTCTCTGTAATCACCAATGGTTCTATTTTGACACCAGATATTTGTGATTGGTTGATGATGATGGACTTTTCTGTATCAATCTCACATGATGGACCTGGTCAATCAGTTCGTGGTCCTGATCCATTTGATGATCTAGACCAAAAGAAAATCATTTTAGATTTCTATCGTGCAATGACCCGATTAGGTAAAGGCATCAGTTTTAATCCAATGATGAATAGTAAAAACAAATCACGCAAAGAGATTTATGATTGGTTTGTTAAACTCACTGGTGATACTGATATTAAATTGGGTGAAGGTGGTATTGTAGATAGTTACGATGAAGATGGTATGCAGAACAGTTTGCAAACCAAAGCTGAACATTTTGAATATCGCAGAACAGCTTTCTCAGATATATTTTCAACCAATGGTCAGATTGGATTCTTTGGACAATTAGGTAAAATAGATGGTTTCACTCAGGCTGTTTTATCACACTCAGAATCAAAATATCTCAATCAAAAGTGTGGAATGGACAATGAACACACCTTGGCGGTAGACTTACGAGGTAATGTAATGACCTGTCAAAACGTAAGTGCTGTTGAGGTGGGTAAGAACGGTGAAGCACATTATGGTGGTAACCTAAAAGAATTTGATAAGGTTGAGATTAAGACCTCAACCCATTGGTCAAATCGTAAAGAGTGTCCTAAATGTCCAGTTTTACACCTATGTCAAGGTGCCTGTATGTTCTTAGATAAAAAGTTTTGGGATGTTTCTTGTGCCAATTCATATTCAGACAATGTGGCTCTTTTTGCAATTGCTCTGGCTCGTATGACGGGTTATATTCCTGTATTAATTAAACATCCAGAATTGCCATTGGATCGCCAAGATATTTGGGGTACCGTGTATGAACATAAAGAAGAACCAAAGAAAAAGATTATACCGATCAAGGTCGTAAGTGAAAAGATAGGTGAGATTGAAGGTGTGGAAGTCTATGGTAAATCACGGTTGGCCGATGATATAAATACTAAAATAACCAATTAATCGAGTAATACTATGACATTACCATCATCTGGAGCAATTAGTTTTAATGACGTAAATAGTAAAATAGGTCAATCACCTACTTTCTCATCCAGCCTAGAGTTTCTAAACAATCAAATTGTACCAACTCAAAGACCGGCAACACCGGCCATGAGCAATTTTTACAGTAAAGATTGGTTTCAGAACAATACACAAGGCAATTGCAACAATGGTAATTGCACAAGTAACTGTAACTGTGGTAATATTCAATGTAATAATTGTTTAATTTCTGGCAGTGTAAATTGTACCAATTGTGATGCACAAAACTGGTTGCAAACAAATTGTAACTGTGCTTGTACCTACAACTGCACCACATCAGAAACTTCATTTAACTGTAACTGTGCTTGTAATTGTTCTAAGATTATCTGTGCCAAATTATACGAGTTTGGTATGTTGGACTATCGTGTGTGGGCTGCTGATCAAAAGTATGGTTCTTGGTTAAAGAAAAATGATAAGGTTGTTTACCGTGGTTATATTCGTTGGGCTAAAACAGTAACAGCATGGATGGACGGTACAGGTCCTGATTTTATGTTATGGGTAAACAAAAAAGAAAGAAATCAAAAACAAAAAGAAGCAACTACAAAGTGGGCTCATAAAATTGCCACACCTTGGGCCGAACACATGGCGTATCTCATGGGAACTATTGAAAAAGATAATCCTGTCGGTAAGATACTAATGAAAATTGGTCGTGTAGTGTGTAAACTTGTGTTTATGTTACCCAAGAAATATAAATTAGGGTTGTTTGGATCATGGATGATGTGGTTCTTATGTTTAGGTAGTTTTTTCTGTGCAAAATCAATTGTAAAAACTTCTAAATTAATAGATAAAATAAAATTAATTGTAAAAACAAAATTTATCCAAGGATTTGCTAAATGATAAACATTAAAGATATTGATTTCAATGCCGATGGTATTGCTGACGCCGATTTAAATCGTGATGGCACAGTAACAGAGGAAGAAATTGAAAAGTATAGAAAACACATTGTTCACTACTTTGATAGTCAATTAGGTAATGACATATTGAATCTAACACCAGAAGATAAAAGTCGTTTTTTTCAAATGATTGAACAGTATGCTGATATTTTAGAAAAAATACTACACCCCGGTATCGATATCATTGAACACGTCCAAGGTAAACGCTTTGCAGCAGCTAATGCCAATCCACACGAAGGCATTAATTGGGATTATGATTGTCCAATTATTCGTCAATATGAAGAATGGAAAGCCTCTAGGGGTTAATACATCATGATTCGTTATGTTTCAAAAATTAAAACACAAATTCAATCCAGAACCATTTGATATAATCGGTTCTCGCATACGATTTGGTGAACAAGTAAACGACCAGTTTAAAGGCATCGAATACTTCAACATCAATCATTCAAATACCAATTCTCTCTTTACTGTGGTACCTAACCAACATAGAGAGAATTTTTGCTTGACATTAATGAAAATTAATACTATAATACCTCCACATACAGACACAGGTATTTTGGTAACAATTAATTTTTATATTGAAACAGATAATTGTATTACACAGCTTTATAAATTTAAAGGTGAGCCAAAGAAATATCAAATAGAGAACCAAAAAGAAGGTTTCATATTTAATGAAAATGATTTGGAAAAAACAAAAAGCTTTGTTGCAGAACAATATGATGCATGGGTTCTTGATGTAAGTAAACCACACAGCGTAAGTGGTGGTGATAATAGAATGGCCTTCTCTTTGGCAACGAATACATATACCTATGATGATGTTTGTAATATGTTGTATGAAACAGGAAACTTATAATGTGGATTGAAAAATTAGATTTTAAAGTAGACATTGACCGACTCCGTAAAGAAGTTGAAGAAAATGTTTTCACACTTGGTAAACAACAAGTTCAAGGTGAAGAATTTGAAACTGTAGAATATCATGGCTTTGGTGGTTGGACATTGACATCTAGAACTGGTGATTGGCGAGATGGTTGGGAAGTATATCACTCAGATGATAAAGAAACAAACGATTTATTCTTTCCCAATGGTCAATACAATTGGCGAGCCATGAAATATCTTGATGTTGCTCATGCCTTTGAACATAAGAATCCAACTCAAGGTTGCACAGGTTATATTAAAGAGGTATTGGATCAATTAGAAGAATTAGGATTCTATCCACGCCGTGCCAGAGTATCATGCTTACAGGCACACTCTAAATCATTAGTTCACAAAGATGCAGCCACAGACAATTACATGGCTCGTATTCATATACCATTAATCACCAATAAGAAGTGTGTTCATATCTGCCAAGGTAAATCGTTACATATGCCTGCTGATGGTTCTGTGTATATTGTGTGGGTGAATGTTTGGCACCAGATTCGTAATGATTCAGATGAGGATCGTTTTCATGTTATTATGGATGCCTATGATACGAAACACATCACCAATAAATTTAAATATATGGGTGACATCAAACTAATGGAAAATGATGCAATTCAGTATCGCAAGAATGTTGATGGAGTTACACTTACACCAGAGGAGATTGCATTCTTTGATAGAATTAAATCAAAGTTTGTTACCAAAAAAGAATAATGGATATTGTAAAGAGTAATTGGTGGATATCACCATACTGGACTGTTGAAACAGGACTAAACAACCAATTTAATTGGGAGTTAGAAGAAGAACTGTATTGGATTGCCAAAGACATTGCAACAGGCCGTGATGCCAATCCAAAAGATAGTTTATGGGAATATGACCGACCACATTTAAACTATCTAAAGAACATTATAAATTTGGATGTTAAGAAACATGTGTTCTCTCTTATATCAGAAGCACAACAATTAAACATTGAACCTGATTATGTAATGGCGTGGGCCAATATTAAAGAACCAGGTGAAAGTATTGAAGCTCATGCACACAATGATGCCTCACTCACGGCTACCTATTATATTCGTGCCAAAGAAAACTCTGGTGATTTGGTATTACTTAGCACAGAAAACATTATTGATGATAAGGGTGCATTTATTCGTAATGATAAATCAGAATTGAAACATATACACATTGAACCTAAGGAAGGACTACTGGTATTTTTTCCAGCATATGTTATTCATGAGGTACAAGAAAATAAATCAAATGATTTGCGTATTTCTTTATCAACCGATATAATACAAAAGATAGATAGAAATGCACCAAATGCCATGGTGTTGAAAAGTTGGACTAATAGTTTTTTAAAAATGAGAGAAAATGTTTAATTACTGCCCACCAAAACAATTACAAGACCTGCAATCAGAAACATTTCCTGACGGTAAACGATTCTATAAACTACCTGACGGTACAAAACTACCATCGGTTACCACAGTAATTGGTGCTCAAAAGAAACATATCTTTCAAGCATGGCGTAACAAAGTGGGTGAAGATGTTGCCAATGCCATTACAAAGAAAGCCACTTCTCGTGGTACCAATGTTCATACATTATGTGAACGATATTTAAACAATGAATCATTAGGTGATATTATGCCTGATGCACATGAGATGTTTTTATCAATTAAGCCAGAGCTGAATCGTATTAATAATATTCATTACCAAGAACAGGCATTATGGTCTAAACAATTAAACATGGCAGGCCGAGTGGATTGCATTGCTGAGTTTGATGGTACACTTTCGGTAATTGATTTTAAAACATCCAAAAAAATTAAGAGCCACGAAGATATTGAAGATTACTTCTGGCAAACATCTGCCTATGCCTTGATGTATGAGGAGTTGATTGGTGAACCTATTCATGACTTGGTTATCGTCATGGCCGTTGAGGATTCGAGTCCTATCGTGTTCAAACAAAAGACTGAGGACCACATAACAGGCCTAGTCAATGCCATTTCATATTATGAGAAAAGTGGTAAACATTAAACAAGCTGGTTGCCTATATAAGTATAAACACTTATAATAGGACACTATGAACAAATATTGGAAAAAACTCTGCACACCCGAGCAGAACGAAAGACAGTACGGGGCTTTAAAATTTTTGGCTGGTGGTCTAAGTTTTCTTTTTGTTATTTGGTTACTAGAAAGGATACTGTAATGCCTAGCAAAGAATGTGTAAAACAAGTTAAAGTAAAAAGTTTTGCATTTTATACCGGTGCCTGTGGTTTTGCACTAGTTGTATTAGCAGTTCTTTTTGTATTAAGCAAGCATTCGTAGAAGTTGTTTGAAAGTTGTTGTGGACGGCGGTGCAAATCCGCCCACCTCCACCAAAAGTATGGCTGACGAACCGAGTTATCGGTAGCAAACACTATAGGTGGCAGCATACTTCTGATGGGGGTGCTTAGATTCGACATGGCAAAATAAAACAATGGAGAATCGTCAAAGCTAAAGACGTTAGGATTGAGGACACTCGGTCGAAGAAGCAATTGATTTAACCGCAAACGATAATAAGTATGCACTTGCTGCCTGAATAAGGTAAGCGGAGTTTCACCAGGTGAACTTAGCAACAGAATCACCTGGATAAATAAATTACCAGCACAACACAAACCGCTGGTGATACACATAAACACACACAAGGAGAAGTAAATGAGTATGACACCCTATGAGATACGGCTAGAACTCTTAAAAATGGCCAAAGAAATGCTCACCGATGACTATTATGGCAAGCGTGAAGTTATTTCAAACGAGTGGACAACCAAGGTAGAAGAATCCAAAATTAACGGAACTCCTTCACCACAACATCCAGGTTTTCCACCATTTCCCTCCGAAGAAGAAATCATTAAAAAAGCAGAGATGCTCAATGGTTTCGTTTCTCAAACCACTCCACAACCTGAAGTAAAAATAAAATCGAAAACGAATTCGTAATTGGAGACCAAGGCGGTCAGATGTTTGGCCGCCGTAATCAAAAAGGAAGAAAAATGTATTTCAACCGTAAAGTAACAAATAAATTTTTAATTGCAATCTCAACAGTTCTCATTGCAGTTAATCTACTAATTCCCGTAGCCAAGGCACAAGCAAACAAAGCAACTGTTTCAAATCTTGGCAACCATTTCAGTAACGAGGTACAATGCCTTGCTGAAAACATTTATTATGAATCTGCTGGTGAGTCCTTTGAAGGTAAACTAGCAGTAGCACAAGTAACACTCAATCGTGTAAACTCTGGTAAATTTCCTAAAACAGTTTGTGGTGTTGTCAAGCAAAAAGATGAAGTGAATGGTAGAATAGTCTGCCAGTTCTCTTGGTTCTGTGGTTCAGCATACAGTATGATTCGTAATTCATACCAATGGGAAGAATCGGTACTTGTTGCAAAGAAAGCCTTGACATCCGAAGTTTCTCATGTTATACTTCATCGTGAAAAGGCCATGTATTATCATGCCAATTATGTGAAGCCTAATTGGAATTTACCAAGAATTACACAGATTGGTAATCACATTTTTTATAAAGAGAGAAGTAAAATATAATATGCCAACAAAAGGTGAGATTAAAGATTTTAGCATGATGATTGAAGAACTGGCATTCAAATTGAGATGTAATCACATGGATGCCATTCTACACCATTGCAAAGAAACGGGATTAGAAGTTGAAGTGGCATCTACATTAATTTCTTCCGCACTCAAAGCAAAAATTCGTGAAGAAGCACAAGAATTAAATTTGATTAAGAAAAGCTCTAAGTTGCCAATCTAATTAGTCATGACAGAGAATACCGGTTTTGCCGCATATGCCTTATGGAATGCTTTGAAATTACATTTTACTTCCGAATCTTATGATTACTTTAAGTATAACGGAAAAACAAATGTATCTAAACAGACATTCACCACCAACAAATCAAAATACCAATTCTATAAACTATCCCGTAAATACAATTTGGATGAATTGAAGAACTTCTATATTGCCAACTTTATACAAGGTAAAGGTGATTGGGTAGGTGACTTATTACAAGATGGTGATGAGAACTATACTAAGTGGCAAAAAACTCAACAGAGCTTGACATATACCTTTGAGAATGATATAATGTATATGTTTGATAGTGTTGATGGTGCCGAATTCTGGCACATTGATGATTATTTCAAACCTATTGATGGTGGTTGGCCAATGTTAATTACTAAGATGATGCATGAGAAGATTTCATTGGAAACAGTTTGTATCCTAATTGATATACTTGGTTGTATGCCAAAATGGGAGAAACAAATTACAGAAGATATTATTTGGCCAACACACCAAAGAATTATAAAGAAATATACACCGTTTATACCATATGATAAAGAAAAGTATAAACAAATTTTAAAAGAAAAGATTAAAGAATATGCATAAGATTACCAAGATTTACTTGGACATGGATGGTGTGATTGCTGACTTTGATAAACGATACAAAGAATTATATAAGATTGCACCAAAAGATGCGGACACATATAAAACATTTGATAAGTTTTTCACAACCTTCATTGCTGACAGACAATTTGCTAAATTGGACTTGATGCCTGATGCGATGATGTTGATTAACTATCTTAGGTCATTAAAGATACCAACAGAGATTCTTTCATCCACTTCTTCTGAGAAACGAGATGCAGAGATTCGGGAACAAAAGATAGAGTGGTTGAATAACCATAACATTGAGTTTCCTGTTAATTTGGTACCAGGTAAAAGGTTGAAAAAGAATTTCTCTAACCCAAATTCACTATTGATTGACGATACTTCACAGAACATCGACCAATGGCGAGTAGAAGGTGGTATTGGTATACTTCACACGGATGCCATTACTACCATCGGTATTTTGAAAATGTACACTTGACATTGGATAAATATTCTTATATAATGAATAATGTGGACAAGCCGTTTTATACACCGTTAATAATCCGTTTATACGAAAGGAAGTAAATTATGAGTTCATTTGCGAACCTCAAACGCCAATCTGGCAACCTCGATAAGTTATCTAAAGCAATCGAGGCACTCAATACCTCATCCGAGGGCAACGAAAAATCCGATAATTTCTGGCGACCAGAAGTAGACAAAGCTGGCAACGGCACGGCTACGATTCGTTTTCTGCCAGCACCTGCTGTAGATGGTGATGATGCATTACCATGGGTCAAAATATTCTCACATGGATTTCAAGGAGCAGGCGGATGGTTGATTGATAACTGTCTGACTACCAAGAATCAACAATGTCCTGTGTGTGAACACAATTCTGCATTGTGGAATTCTGGTATTGAAGCGAACAAAGATATTGTTCGTAAACAAAAACGTAAACTAAATTACATTGCCAATGTTTATATTGTGTCCGACCCAAAACATCCTGAGAATGAAGGTCAGGTTAAATTGTTTAAGTTCGGTAAGAAAATCTTTGATAAGATTACTGAAGCGATGAATCCTCAGTTTGAAGATGAAACAGCAGTCAATCCATTTGATTTGTGGAAAGGTGCCAACTTCAAGTTAAAGATTCGTAAAGTTGAAGGTTATCAGAACTATGACAAGTCTGAATTTGAATCATCATCTCCATTGTTGAGTGATGATGATGAATTAGAAAAGATTTGGAAGTCAGAGTTTTCTTTGGCTGAAATGACTTCTGATAAAGAATTCAAGTCATATGATGTTCTGAAACAACGCCTTGATAAAGTTCTAGGCCTCAATGGTGAAGCACCAAAGACAACTGTAGAACAAACCAAAGCGAAGAACTTTGACGCCAAAACCAAATCTAATGATTCTCCTTTTAAAGATGAATCGGAAGATGATGATATGGCATATTTCAGCAAACTCGCTGAAGAAGATTAATGATGGGTTGTTTGTGAATTTTTTAACTTTGAATTGAAAGGAAGTAAAATGAAGTATCTTACCGCACTCGTAGCTTCTATGTTCGCTGTCGCAGCATTTGCTCAGGCACCTGCTAAGAAAGAAGAGCCAAAGAAAGAAGCACCTAAAGCAGAAGTTAAGAAAGACGAAAAGAAGAAGTAATTTTTTCTTTCTTAAAAGAAACCCACCTTTATGGTGGGTTTTTTATTGGTTATACAACTCTGGTACTGTATAATATCATTCTTTGGAATGTTTCTTCCATATTCCTTACCGAAGGAATCTCGGTGACACTTTGCTCAGATGGTTGATTTTGTGTATTGATATTTGTTGTATTGATTATTTCACCAGCCAAAGTTGAATCCTTTGGTAAATTCATTTCTAAATTTTCATTAGTTGCTGGCATTACGGCTGCTGATGCAGGCGCCGCAGGCATTGGTGTGGCCGTGTCGGAAGATTCTGCTGAAGCCGTTGGTGTCGCTGTGGGTCCTGAATTGGATTCTGGTGTTGCTGTCGCTGGTACTGTGGCAGGTTTGCCAAGTAACTTATCTCTTTCAATTTTATAATCTTGAACTGCTCGGGCAGATTCTGGACCTCGCTCTGCATATCCTTTTAATTGTGCATCATTTAATTTATCACCTTCATTGTAGTTTTTCTCATAATTAGCAATTTCAGCTTTTGTTTTTTCATATTCTGGAAGTTTTCTAATTCGGTCTTCCTCATCTTTTACACCAGCAAGACCACCAACCGATTCTGCTTGTCTTATACCTTTGGCTTCTTGTTCAGCTTCATAACTAGGTTCTTCTTTTAATGCTTTGTATATGAAATATCCAAAACCTCCAATAGCGGCTGCAGCAAGAAGTGGTACACCAATAGGACCCATAGCAAATGTAGCCAAAGATCCTAATCCTTTTAAAGCTAATTTTCCAACATCCTTTAGACCAAAAGATGAAAGAAGATTATCAACTACACTTCTACTAACTTCTTCTTTAATTGCTGTTTCTTCTTTTGTTGATTTATAACCTAAAGCATCCATTAATTCTTTATGGCGTTGTCTAGCTCTCAATTCTCTTTCAAATATTTCTTCTTCTGTGGGTGATAGATTTTCAAGTGAACGCCGAGAATCTTCCAACAAAAGATAAATCTCATTGAGCATCTCTAACATACCTTCCCCACCTTCATTAGTGGGCTTTATCTTTGATGCTGTGTCCATTTTACCTTGCTTACCGGTAAAATATTTCATATTCTTTTCACTTCTACCCATCAATCTACCAACAATAGCAGGAGCCAAATTTGAACCACCAGTCATAAACTTGGCAATGTTCATTGGATCAAACTTCTTCTTCAAGTTTGTCATTCTAGCTTTACCACCTTCTGAAACAGATTTAGAAATGGATTTACCAAAAGACTCTCCGCCAACCATTTTCTCAGCAATTCTATCTGATAGTGTTTTTTTTCTTATTCTATCGGCTTGTTCGTAGTCCATTTTTAACCTTTACTCTTTTCAAGAATTGCTGGCCTGTCATTCTCTTTTTGTTTCTTACTTGGTTGTTGTGTATTATTTGTTTGATTAACATTGGTGGTATTTACAATGTTTGCATTTTTATCAGATTCAGTCCGTTTTAAATCTTTATTTTCTTTTGATGATTGGTCTATTTGTGATCCTACATTTGAAACATTATCTAGAGCGGTTGAATATTCATTTACTGTCTGTAATATCTTAGCACCAATGCCTTCATCCAAATTTAATTTTTTTCCACCAATTGCTTGAGTAACCGCTCTGTTTGCTTCGGATTGAGATTGAAAATCTAATTTTCCATTAGTTCCCTTTTTTACAAATTCGGCCACTACTTTATAATCAATATCTGGTTGATTAACTAATTCAGGATTAGATACAAGGTCTTGTCCTACAATCTTTGAGTATGCTTTGTAATTGTTTTTACCAGTTAATTGAATTGCACCACGGCCACGATATTTAAAACCATCACCTTCTTGTGTGTTGCCCATTGATTGGCCAATAGCCGTATCTTTTCCATACACCATTTCAGCAAATTTATATTCGTCTTTTTTAATTTGGTTTAATTCTTCATCAGTATATTTTGCAGCTCTAGTAGTAAATACTTCTCGTATTCTTTTATTTGAAGTGTTTGCATACGCTTTTAAATCTTCATTTCTAGGTTGAAATCCTGTTTCTTTACCAACGTTGGCTAAAATTGCTTTTTGTGCATAAGCATTTGTTATGCCTGCTGACGTTAAAGCTGCTGTTAATACTCCTATTACTCCTTTTCCAGCTGCAATCACACCTTCTTTTCCAGGAAGTTTTGCTGCTGTTGGTGGTTTAACTGTTGGCGCTGGCGCAGCAGTTGGTGGTTTAACCTCTGGTTTAGGTGCAGGCGCAGCTGTTGGTTTTTCTACTGGCTTAGCTGGTGGCTTTGGTGCTTCTTTAGCTGGTGGCTTTGGTGCTTCTTTAGCTGGTGGCTTTGGTGCTTCTTTAGCTGGTGGCTTTGGTGCTTCTTTAGCTGGTGGCTTTGGTGCT